AGCGTTCAGGCCCGGCTCAAGTTCTTTGACGAGTTGGGAGCGTGAAATAGCCATAACTCAATCTCCTTATGCCAAGCCAGCGGTTCCACCGCTGAATAGGTGGTTGTTGATTTTTACGATCACGTTTGTGTTCGCAGATGAAACATCGCTGTTCTCAGGGTCTTGAGAAATGTCGATGGCTTTCAACGGCAGAGTTGCAGTTGTTGCGCCAGTTGAGACAGCCAATTCCATGCGAGAAGTACCTGATGTGGTATCGCCCACTGGGGATTGGTCTACGATGTCGAAATTGCCAGCCAAGTCAGCTACAGGGAATGCAGCGTCAGCTTGAATTTCGAATGTTGCATCTGGCGAGTCAATGATTGTCGCCATGATGTCAGAGGCAGAAACACTACCGGGGTAGTAGTTTGACCAAGTTGGTTTGCCTGAAGTCGGGTCCGTGTATTGGCAACCATTAAATACGCCCAGAATCAAACCTGAACCACCTGCTGCAACACGCTCAATGCCACCACCAGTTACCATAGCAACAAGGTCGCCTTGGTAAATAGCAGTTGCGTAGCCTGAAGCAATGCGGTAGCGGTTTTGCTGCTGCGAACTAATGCTTGTACGAACTGGACGAAGGCCAAAAGAAGCGTCTTGGTTAGACATAGCTAATTTCCTTCAAGATTATCCGCCTTTTCGACCTGAGCCGAAAGAGACAGAAGTTTTACGTTGAGGCGCAAGTTTTGGCATAGCTGGATTGTTTTCACGCATCCAGTCACGATCAACTGCGTCCATTTGCTGCTGTGTAACACCTTGATAGTGTTTATTCCGCTGTTCAACCATTTCGACAGGGATGCGAGCGAGAACAAGACCACCAACGCCAATGACGCCAGCGTTTCGTCCCTCGTCTACTACAGGTCCAAACCAATCGGGATACTCCTCGGCGCGAACGAGGTCCCAGCCTTCTTGCCGTTTCTTATGAACGTTTGTTTTATCGTCGAATTCCATTACAGATTCGCGAATCCAACGGTGTTTATAACCGATGGGGGGTTCAGGAGCACTTAGTGCTGAACCGGGATTCCATTCCATTTTGCGCTCTGAGCGCTCCCGAGATTGTACTTCTCGTGAACTCCGATCAGCCATATCAGTCTCTCCTTGTTTGCTCTAAACGAGCTACTTCTTTCGCGTAACGCTCTAAAGGGATACGCATTTTCTTGGCAAAAGCCACTTGACCCGGGGTAAGTTCCACCGCTTTTTTCCGCCCTGACTTTACAGACCGTCCGTTTCCAGACGCAGGAGCAACAGTCTGGGCGTTGGACCGTTTCTCCTGAAACTTATGAGGCATTTCTCTACGCATACGAGCGTCGATTTCTTTGTAGTAATCGTCGCTTGTAGGATCGTAATCTTCCTCTAATACTAATTGTTCGTGAATCGCTTGCGCTGCACGGGTCATCAAACGATCCTGTCCAAACCACTGGTTCTTTGACAACCAGTTTTCTAGCTTGGGGTCAGGCGCACGTTGTGGTGCCTGCTGCTGTTGAGGCATCTGCTGTTGACGCTGTGCCGCTTCCGATCTTGCTTGTTGCGCTTGCTGATCACGAGCAAGTTTTGCTTTTTGAACACGAACGCGCTCTTTTGCGATAGCAATCTTGGAAATAGCTTCTTGGGCATTTGCGACCTTTTCATAGTCACCTGATTCCATGCCCTCTGCTAAAGCGCGTTTCGCTTGCTCTTCTTGAGCCTTCAGTCGGCCTTCAGCTTCTGTGTTGTATCCAGCACTAACGCGACTCAATTGCTGACGCATTTGTTCGTTTTCTTGCTGCATTTGTTGCGCATATTGATAAGCAGCCTGAGCTTCCTCAGATGCTTGCTTACGTTTTGCGGTTAATTGATTAATTCGACGCTGAACTGATTCGCTGTACGTTTCCAGTTCATCATCGCCAGAAGACGCTTTCCGAACATTTGTTCGGGTTACGTCAGAAGAGTCGTCATCATCAACATCTTGATCATCATCAAGATCAACTGATGTATTACCCTCGAACTCGTCGTCTTCTCTAATGTCTTCAGCCATAGCCATTTGTCCTGTTCTCCGTCACATTATACATACGAAATGTCTTTTGGGTCAAGAATCGTGGCGATAATATTATCGTCATTTATGATACGAACCTCAAGACCTTCCACTTTGAACCTATTTCCAGCATATCTTCCTATAAGAACCCAATCCTTTTCATTACACCAAGGACCTGTTGGGAATTTTTGGGAATCTTTGTATGCGTCAGGGCCAAGCCGAACAACATATGCAGCAACAGTTGCAAAGGCTTCACGGTCACGAACCTGATCAGGAACGTATAATCCACCTTTGGTTTGCTGTGCTGGGTAGTATGGAATGATCAGAAGACGGTAGCCTGTCGGCTGCGGTAGTCTTTCGATTGCCGAAGTATCCATTTCTGATGGATCAACTTCGTTTTTGTTTTCCGCCCCTTTACCGAAAGCATTTTCAATCGGTTTAGGCATTGGCGTGTTTTTTCTTATTGCCTTCTGCGCAGCTTCTGCAACGTGATCAGGCACAAATAACTTATCAGTCATCTGCGTACTCTATGCCTTTCATCGCGGTTTTAATTTCATCTTCGACGTAGGACATTCCGCGTATTTCGCCTACGACATACCGATATTCCTCCCATGAGGAAATCGAGCCATCTGCGAGCTTGTCCTTCAAACGAAGATCACGCTCGCGTATGTTTTTTAACAGATACTCTGCAAGATGTAGTGCGTCCATACCGCATATAGTATGCTAATATTTGGAAAGCACAAGTAATATTACCATAAAATCAGAAAATTCCTTGGAATCTCTGGGGCCTTGCAATTCGGCTAAACCGCGAAACTACGCCACCGTTAGCCTTTTTTAGCGGCTTTTTTTGCTGGGGCTTTTTTGGCGGCTGCTTTTTTAGGCGCGGCTTTTTTGCTTGGCTTAGGGCTATCGCCACTGCTTGCTTTTGCGGACGCCCCTCCGACTTCAGCTTGCGTATGTTGCTGCTGATTGTCTTCTGGCTTTTTCCCTTCTTCAGTGGCATTTTTAGCCTCCCTACGCGCAATCTTCTTGGCTTTCTCCTGTTCAGCCATCTTTTCTCTAATTGACGATGCCATGTTACTGTCCTTTCATCATGGAATTCAGCGTGGCAATGTCTCTTTGAGTTTGAATACGCTCTTCAGCTACACGAGAACGTTCATCAATCGCCTTTTCCTGAGCATCAATACGCTGCTGTGCGATTAGGATGTCATTACGCTCCTTCTCGCGATTAAATTCTTGCTTCGCCTCAAACTCTTCCTGTCTGCGCTGCATATCTGCTGCCTTCAGTTGAAGTTCTTGGTTGCGAATGTCTACAAGAGGATCAGACTGTGGCGGCGGAGCTACTGCCTGTGCCAATTGCTCTGTCATCTCAGCAATGAGTTCAGCAGCACGAGCATCAATCTGAGGCTTGAACTGCATCATAGGATCAGCAGGTGGCTGACCGGGCTGTGGTGGCATCATTTGCGCTTGCTGCTGCATCATCTGCATCTGCTGTGGCGGAATTTGAGACATAATCTCTTGCTGCGCCTGCGCTTCACCCATCATGCCAATATGCTCCATAATATGTCCCTGCAATGCAATAATAGCTTGTGGATTAAGCTCTACGGCAGGTGTGGACATAATGGCCATATGCGTTTCAATGTGCGCTTGATGATCTTGGTCAGGGAACGCCTGTAAAGGCGCTCCCTGTAATGCCATCTGATTCTCTTTCGCAGGATTCATGGGCTGCGGTTGAGGTGGGGGTGGTAGAATGGCATCAATATTTGTTACGCCCAGCGCTTCGTACATTTTACGATACGCTTGATATAAACCCTGTGGGCCACCGTGGATTTGCGGATTAGACTGAACCAACTGCAACTCTGTTTGTGCCAACGCAATGCGCTGCGACATAGAGAAAATGTTAGGATCAGAAACAGGCAAAACATCTACACGGGAATCAAAGTCTTGCACAAATACTTGTGGGCCCATCTGCATGTCCGCTTGATACGGATACGCCTGAATTGTCTCAGAGAAGATACGCGCAAGTAGTTTGAACTCAATCCTTTGCGAATAGTGCAAGCGCTTATGAATCGCAGACATCACTTTCGTGCCGCGCTCCATAATTGCCATCGTTGTGCCTACAGGCGTCTCACCGCCCATCTCACCAACCTTCAGGTCAGCCATAGACGCAAAGCGCCGTCCAGCGTCCACCAGAGTGCCTAAAAGGTTATAAAGCGTCCCTGAAGGTTCTTTGAAGGGGAGGGGCATCAAGGAGCCTTGCAGGGTGCCTCCAACCACATCAATGTCGCGGAACTCGCCCGGCTGAAGGGGAGAATCTTCGTCGCGAATACGAGCGCCACGGGCTTTAAAGCCTGCTGGTAGATTGGAGAGGGTGCCTGCATCAATTAGCTGACGCAGGATCGACGTAGACGCCTGAGCCAAACCACCAATCATGTGGGTCAAGCCAAGGCCATAGAAGCCAAGACCCGGAAGAAACTTGTAATGCACGAAATATTGTTTCGCGCGTTTCATAGGATCGACTTCTGTGTAATTACGACGAACGGCCAAAACATCGCCAGTATCTGCAATGATAGTCACAATATACGGCAGTTTTAGACCTGTTGGTTCCCCATCCACACCAACATCTTCAAATCCCTCAATATCAAGGCTCGTATGAACTTCATAAAGGGTTAATTCTTCAGATGTACCACTTGGGTGTACACCTTGAATATCGTCAATTGATTCTTCAACCTCATTCGCTTCTTGATCGCCCATTGTGCTGTCAGGCAAATCAATGTCGCGATAAAAACCAACAAGCTGCATCTTACGAATTTCGTTAGAATCCATAGAAATGCGATGCGTAATACGCGGTGAAGACGCCAAATCAGTCGCACCATAAGGCACAACTAAATCTTCAGCGTGAATAAACTTGCTTACTGCACGACCCTTCAGCGGATCAAAGTAAACTTTCTTGAACGTAGAACCAATGACAGGAAGATAGAATAACATCTGATCCAATTCAGGATCATATTCTTCCATCTCGTAGGTAATCATGTAGTTCATGTAGTCTTTGACGCGCTCAGATTGCTTCACCAGCATTTCATTCTGCGCACCAATGACAGATGTACGAACAGGTCCAGTTGCAGGCAACAATTCACGATACGCTTGCGCTTGAAACTGCGTTACAGATTCCGCCAACAACGGATGAATAACGCCAGACGAACCTTCAAACGGCTCTGTACGTTCCTCAGTCTTCATGCCAAGGAATTCCAAGCCCTTCTTGTAGGTGTCTTCCCAGTCTTCACGAGATGACAAATCGTCTTCAATAGAGCCAATCAAATTAGACGAAATACGGGCTAATTCGTCTTCGTCAATGACATCCGCCAAGTTGCCATCAAACGGCACCTGCGGCTTTGCTGCCATCGGGTCTTCATAGTCGCCCACAACCGCGCTGCCATCTTCAAACTCAGTTATTCCGGGCTGCGCAGGCAAATCAATGACATCTTCCATGATTGCTTCATCAGGAACCATCGGTAAATCAGGCAATCCGCCTGCGCCTAGACCACGCTCTACAGCCATTAGAAAATGTCCTTCTCGTTACCTTCAATTGGCTCAAGATCGTCAATGTCATCCATGTCCGTCATAGGACCGCCTTTTTCCCATGCGTTGCAGGTATTCTCCGCAGAGCATGTAAAATCTAGCTTGGTGCAATATCCAACCTCGTCACCTTCTTCCATGCCAAGACCATCTTCGATACAATCCAGCATGTTCGAACGAATGTTATAATATTCGCAATTTCCGCAAATTTGCTTTTTCTTTTCCCAGTTTTTTACAGCATGACCATAAGCATATTCTTGCACAGCATGCTCACGATTTTCTGCGTTCTTTTCTGGGTCTTGCGTGGAAAGAGGACACATAAATTCCTCTTTCACTTCAATTTCTTCTTCGTCAAACTCAAATGCCGTAATATCGTCATCAACAACTTGGTTGATTCCTGACTTGAGTTCTTCCATGTCAATGTTGATGACGATCTTAGCCATTACTTTACTCCGATAAACTTTGTGCCGCCAACTGCTGCGCCACCGCCACGACAAACACCGCCACCATCTTTGTAGCCACGAACTTTACCGCCGCCCATGTAACCTTTTACAGCGCCGCCTTTTTCTTTTTGAATAGGCTTTTTCCTTGCGCGTTTTTGACGATATGCTTCCTCAAGTTGTTCTATAAAAGTGTCAGCGCTCATAAGGCCAGCCTGTTTAGGAGTCATTTCTCCAGCATGCATGCGTTCAGTGAGCTTTTTGCGCATTAGTTCGTCCAATTCTGTGCTGCCACCTTTGTCCCTATACTTGTTTGCATAATCCTCAGACATGTAAATTTGCCCACCTGTTTCAGTAGGTTGCATATTTACCTTTTTACGTCCACGTTTGCCGCCGCGTGTGCTTGGTCCGTCCATTATTTTACTCCTTTGAATTTACCGCCACGACCAGACATAACACAGCCTTTACGCGGTTTATTTGCCAAACGACGCTTTTTAACAGCGCCACCTTTATTTAAGCCAAAAGCTTGAAGCGGGGCTTTTCTACCGGGGCTAGTGCCCTCCAGCATTTCAATAACATCCTCAGAAACACCCATTCGATTTAACTGACGACCTGATCTAGTCACGCCCTTGCCACGAGGGTCCATTCCTATCGCTTTTCGTGCTGCTCGTGCAGTAGCTGAACCAACTCCACCACCTGCGCCTTCAATCATACGCAGCAAAGCCGCTACAGACATGTCAGAGCCTTCGCCTAAACCGCGAAGAATTTTTCCAACTCGACCGCCTTTCTCATAGCCGCGCACTAATCGCTTTAAGTCTTCCGGGCTGTAATTTTCAGCCGGATTAACCCCACGAGTGCTACCACCGGGCATGCCGCCAATAGTCTCTGGGCGAGCTTTTGGCCGTAAGGATTTCATAGGAGCCAGTGGGCTGCTACGGGGCGCTCGCATAGGCTTGCCAGATTCCATAGCTTCCAACATAGACGCACGATCCATTGCGCGTTGACGCGCACGATCAGCATTGGATATAGTTTTTCCAGACTCGCCCATCGCTTCCATGAGCGCTCTCATAATTGCTGCTTTATCTGCCATTAGTAATACTCTCTCTTGCGACGGGCATACGCCAGTTCATCTTCATCATCATAGTCACTCGGGGTGGTAATAAACCCACCCTGTCTGAAACGTAGTATAGCCTGAGTCATCGAATCCGCCAAGTCATCATGTTCTCCGTTGGGAAACGCAGCACATTCTTCCATAACTTCATCCGCGAAATTCGCCTCCGGTGCCCACACCATACCACTTTCAAACACAGGTGCACAGGCATGCATTCGTGTAAATTTATCAGCACCACGGCTCGGCGTGAACGGCGTCACAGGAATACCCATACGTCGCAATTCCTGCGTCAATGGCATACCACTCGCCTTCTGTTCAATCAAAACCATGTCAGGCTCGTACAAGTTATACAACTCATGCGCCTGAGCCTTTAATTCAGGAAATTCCCAACGACCTCGTACCGCATCCAGTAAGACAATGTGATCTTCCCTCGTTTCGTCATTATGGAATATTCCCCAAGTCGTAATCGCACTGTAGTCCGCCCTATCTGATTTACTAAACGCCGTGTCATAACTCTGAATAATATAGCTGCAAGGGGGTGGATCGTCCTTTTCCCAGATATTCCACCACTCACGCTTAATAATCGCTCCCTCTTCAGCAGTCGGGTTTTGCATATACTGCGCATTCCACTTGCCAACAGGAATAGATGCCTTAACGCCTTCAAGTTCATCCAAACTCCAGAACTCAGGCCACAGAGGATCACCAGACGGCATAATCGCAGGAAACTCAACAATATCCCACTTGTCCGCACCCTTCTCGCTCTGCTTCGCCAAAACCTTCGCCGTCAAATCCCTAATCGACCACCGCGTCATAACAATGATAATCGAACCACCGGGCTGTAAACGCTGCCGTGGACCAGAGGTGTACCATTCGTAAATGTTATCTAAAGCCGTAACACTCAGCGCGTCTTGTTCGGAGACAGGATCGTCGATAATCGCAAGGTCAGCGCCGCGCCCCGCGAGAGCACCGCCGACACCCACCGCATAATATTCGCCGCCACCGTTCGTGCTCCATCGACCACTCGCTTTAGCGTCCGTTGCAAGACTAACATTCGGAAAAACATCACGAAACTCCTCGCTGTCAATCAAGTTCTTTACCTTACGACCAAAACCAACAGCCAATTCAGCCGTGTGTGTCGCTTGAATAATCTTCAGATCAGGCCGTCTCCCCATCAGCCATGTCGGAAATAAATAACTCGCAAACTCAGATTTCGTATGTCGAGGCGGCATGTTCACAATCAAACGCTTGATCTTGCCATCCGCAACAGCTTGCAGCTTCTCAGCATATATCTTGTGATGCCTGCCCTCAATAAATTGAGGCCAAACATGCTTCACAAACTTCATGAAGTTATCGTGCTTGTCAGTCCTAGCATCCAGCGTCTTTAAACGCTCCAACATAGGAGCGACCTTAGCTAACTCCTCGTCAGTGAGAAACTTCGTAAAGTCGCTAAGGTCATTCATATCAAGCCCCTAAAGACTGCAAGAACCTATCAATGTTCGGCGTTACCGCACCACCTGCCGCAAACTGATTGATCTTGCGAAGCTGCATTCCCTGAACAGGCTGCTGAACAGGCTGTTGAGCAGGATTTGCTGTAGACTGACTACGATCAGGACGCGCCCCTAAGCTGATTTGAGGGCTGTAAAGATAGAAATCTTCTGCGTTAGCTCGCTGTGCATCAAAAACGCCATCATTTGTATAGTTGATATACTTTAATCCAGCAGTAACATCAGATGTGTCAACAAGACCGTCATGGTTTAAGTCATAAAGCTGCATTTGACTGTCATCAAAATCTGTAAAACCCACTTGATACTTTTGCATTGCATTGATTGAACCCAAGTCAAACGGATTGTCTGCGTCAAAGCCTCTAAAGTCATAGGTGTTTGGATCAAGATCAACAGGGCCACCGATTGCAAACTGCTTGGGCTTACGAATCGCCAACGGAGTTCCCAGAGTCGGCGTTGTCGGAGTCGGCGTGACTCCACCACCAGTCGGACGATCAATCTTCGACAATGACAAGCTAATGTCTTCAGCAGTTGCGTCGTCAACCTCGCCAACACCAGTCAGCGGAACACATTCTTGCGTTACAGGATCAAGGAAATATCCCTCCGGGCATGGATCATCACTCCCCGTATCATCAAGTACGTCGTCCGTAATCCCAAGAAGCTCCTTAACAGCATCATCAACTTCTTGGCCGCCACCGCGATCAAAGTCAACAATCTCTGCATCACCGCTCTTGCCAACCTCGGTAACAGTGCCGTCCGCATTCACAAAGAACTCAGTTTCAATCTTGTTACCATCTTCATCCGTAGACGTCACGATAAAGCCATTCTCAGTGCTCATTCCATCTGGATCAAGGTCCGCTGCCTTATCTTGAGCCTCAAAGACATCGATGAACTCTTCATAGTCCACAAAGCCGTTGCCATCAGCATCAGCACGACGCGCAATTTCCTCTTCGCTCATGCCACCAGTTGGAGGCAAAAACGCAGAAATGTCATCTGCCGACAAAACCTCTTCAGCAAACGTGCCCATCGTGGACATGTCAAACCCAGCGTAATTTCCTTCATCGTCATAAATAGGAGTCGCACCGCGCTCAATCGCATTCAAATGCTGTCGAACCAAAGCCTCACGCTGCTCTTTGCCCATGTCCTTCATTTTGTCAGCTAAATAACTGCCAATATATGGAACACCAGCAGATACAGCAATGCCCATGAACTCCTCAAACAACGTCGGATCAATCTGATCCTCAAGCTGATTGGTAATCTCTGCAATTTCATCAGCACTTACGCGCGGAGATGTCTCAATGCTTCCTAAAACAGTAGATGTTATGTCTGAATCAATTCCAACTCCAGAACGAACCATCTCAGCTTCAGCAAGCCTGCGATTACTATTAATTCCGTCGTTATCATCAGCACGAGCCGCAATCGCGTCCGCGATTAAATCTTTGTCTCCAGTTTTTGCAGCAGCCGCCAAACTCGGCAACTTATCGGCCCATCCAGCGCCATAATTATACGCAATAGACGTCAACGCAGCCTGCGTCGCAGGGTCCATCGCGTAGAACGTGTCAGCGCCAACCGCATCTACAACGCTAGGTATAAATTCAGTCGTCAATCTGCGGTTCAAGTCAGCTTCAGCTTCTTCTCGCGTAACCGTCATTCCGGGC